CTGCACGGCTTCATCGGTGTTCTTGATTTGCATCTCCTTACCGTTTGCACGGAAGGGCGCCAACAACTTCTTATATTCGGTTTCGTAATTGACCGGCTCATTCCCGTCAGCCGTATCGGTTTCAGGAGCGTCATCACTAGCCGTATCGTCAGACTCACCCGTGTCATCAGGGTCGGTATCTTCTTTTGTGTCTTCAGGCTCATCCTCTGAGTCAGAGGCCTCTGCTACCGCGCCGGCCTCATCCTCATCGGTGACCGGGTCTTCTTCTTCTGGCTCGTCGTCATCCGTGGTGACAGGCTCCAAGTCCTCAGTAACCTCGTCAGTTTCATAAGCACTTGGGTCTAGCTTCTCAAACTCATCGTCAGACATTCCCAGTGGAGAAGGGCTTTGCTCTTGGTTAGTGTCTTGCGTCTGATCTGGCATTATTCAGCTTCCTCACTACGTAGTTCATCCAAAGACAATTCACACTCACGGATGGCTTCTTTTGACATGTCCGACTTGTGTTCGATTGTCCGGAAGAACTGAACCAATGAACCAATAGCGTCCATGTCCCGGATAATGCCTTGCTGGTCTTTATCAGCTTGCATGTGGGGCGTGGCTTTCAAGTGAACGAGCCGCACGGCTTCTTTATCAAAGTAGCCATCAACAATGACCTTCTTAAAGTCCCTGTTGTTACTAAGCCGAATGAGTGCCTTGTTAAGATCAACATGCTGCTTGGCTTCTTTCATGCTCAGTTCAATCTCGTTCTCTTCGTTATGGCTCATAATAGTCTCGTTTGTATGTAAGTTAATTACTGTCATCTACATGATAGTAAATGACAGTAATACACATTGAATTATTTATCACAGTTATTTAACTATCTGAATTTAAGTAACTCTTCAGCTCCTTACGTGCTTCATCCTTTTTATTAAGTTCGTGATCCAATAGTTTCAACTTTCCCTGACTACGAGCCTGTTCACCGCTCTTCTGTAAATCACGTTCCTGGGTGACACCGGATTCCTGCTCGACATAATCAAGATTCTTCTTATCGGTATCGCTTTGGATGTTCTGAGCCTTAGCACCGGTTTCCTGGGCTTTAATCATATCAAGTTGTGCTTCGGCATTGTTCTCAACTGCCTTGGATTTCGTTTCTTCGATCTGAGCGCGCAACAATTCAAGCTCAAGTTTCTGCTTCTCCTCTTCAAAGGGATCAGGCTTGGGCTCGTACTCTTCGAGTTCTTTCACCAGGTCTGGCATTTTGCGGAGGCGGGCGATGTTGATGAGGATCTTCAAGACAATACTGAAGTCCACGTTGTTGCCTAGGGTTTGCAGCATGAAGGCCATTTCTTTGGCCTTGTTGTCGTCTTCCTCTGCGGTGGAGATAGACAGCTTCAGGTCGTACTCACCGGCCAGGTCATCACGTCGGATAGCCACGAACTCATCGTTGGTAATCCGCACGACTTCCTCTTCATCCAGGAACTCGGCGTTCATGCTGATGAACTTACGACCGATCTCTACAACCCCGGCAGACAGACGCCGTAGGATGCCCAACTCACGTTTGGATGCTGCGTCCAAGGCACCACGTACACCGGCTGCTACATCGCCCATGGCCTCGCCTGAGACGCCCTGACTGAAGGACTGCACACCCGTAAGGGAGTCAGCTTCCTGGCTCTGCGTCTGCAACATGAACTGTGCGGAGTTTGGGATCTCCGGGTAGGTGTGCATGAACATACCCAACCTAGGGTCCACATTGCCGTTGTACTCGTAGTCTTTACCCTGACGGAAACGACGCTTGTTAACGGCATCTAAGGCGTCCTTACGGGTGCCTACCTGACCATTGGAAGACCGACCCATAATGTCGATCATGCCTCGCATGGTGGCGCCCAGGATCTTCTGATTATCCTCTAACAGAGCACCGTCCGGTTCGCCGTAGATAGCCTTACGCTTAGGCAGGTACTGGACAATAATGAAGGGCAGTTTCTTATCTGGAAACGGGTTCTCCTCCATACGGATCATCGTGTTGCCTACCCAGGCCGCCACAATAGGCTTTACAATGCCGGTTCCGTCGATGTCCCAGAAACCCCAGTACTCGTGCACCACCAATTTTTGACGTGGCTTATCAGCAAACGTGAAGTTGGTACTGTCATCTGTTGCGTGATCAGGTTGGCTCAGAGGTGAACTACCCTCCCCCATAACGATCTGATCCAGGTTCGTATACTTACCGTCTTTCTTCAGTTGTGAATGCGAGGACTCAAAGCTGTAAATAACAAAACCAGCTTTATCAATATCGCCGTTGCAGGTGGGGTCGATAATCACATTACGGTAATCACAGACTTCTACTGTCGGATAATTCTTGAGGGTACGGGTCTGTGTTTTTACACTTGAGCCAGTAAGAACAGGCTGTACGGGCTGACCCGAGGCAATCGAGGTTTCGTGAGCTTCTTGCAGCTCGTCCGGTACTTCTGAGTAGTACTCACCCGGGTTGTCCTTTTTCATCTGGGTCAATTCCTGGTGCAACGCGCCATACTCAGGGTTCACCACAAACTCAAAGTCATCTGACTCTTCTTCGTACTCTTCCTCTTCAAATTCCCAGCCGACACGGCAAATAATAGTACCCTCATCCACACCGGTACGTACATACTCATCAATGAATTTTACTTTCTTAAGTCGGGTATTAAATTGGTTATTAAGGAGTAACTGGTTTTGTATTGAACCCGCTTTATCTTCCCAAGTAACAGGGGATACCTTAAACATCTCAGCCGTACTTAAAAACGGCTCAGATAAGGCAGCATATCGCCACTCAGCTTGTTTACGAATGAGCTTAGGTACAACCTTAGATCGCCCTTCCGGGGTTTTAACCACAGCCTTACCTGTGATGTTAAGGTTATCCAAGTAACCATCAACAACACTGACATGTGAATCGTGATCAGTACGGGATTCAGTCAGATCTTGTTTAAGTTCTAACAGGGTGGGTTCTTTTTCCCAATCAGTTAGCGATGTTGCTTCTTCATCATCATCATCTTTAGTATGCTGTTCATCTTCATTCATAAGTGGGCAGCCCAAGGTCATGTACAATTCAGTACATGGTATGTAATTAAATACAGGATTTCACAAATGAATATTAAACCGTTGCATGTAGGGTTTAAGTGCCCTGTTAAGGCATCACAAAGTGCGGGCGCTTACGATTTATATATGCCAGAAGATGGACATATTAATATCAGTGATCCAGAAGGGACAATGGTTGAGTTGGGTTTTGCAGCGGCCGTACCCGAAGGGTACGTCGCGCTATTACTTCCCCGATCAGGTAAAGGCGCAAAGGACGGTGTCTCGTTAAACAATACCGTAGGTGTTATTGATGCAGATTACCGAGGCGAGTGGAGAGCCTGTTTGCGGTTACGTAATGAGAGGCCATTTACGTGGGTAGCAGGTGATCGTGTATTGCAGATGCTTATAGTTCCTGCTGCTCAAGTAGACCTAATGGTTGTTGAAGAGCTTTATGACACTGACCGTGGCCATGGTGGCTTTGGTTCAACAGGAGAGTGAGTGTGGAAGGTTTTATAGACTACGAAAGTCGCCCTATCACACGATCGGCTTATAGAGTAAAAGCCAACGATGAGATCAAGCATCTTGGAGATTCTAGTTTTAGTATTAAGGTCGCACACAAAGATGTGTTATTTAAGGCGCATGAGACGGTGTTCCCTGGGGATTTCATCATTCACAATGGGGAAGACGATGTGTATCACTGTCGCCAAACCATCTTCCATGATAGGAACATTGTATAAGGGTCTGGCCCCTAGCGGGGCCGCCCCAATTTACACCCAGCCGTTACTACTGAATTGGCCCCCATGTCCGGTCACACTCAAACCAAACCCCTCATTTAAAAGCTGTTGGCACGACGCCTCGTACTTCGCGGCGTAGTTGTTGCCTGCATGGAAGGTCTCGCTCATACCAATAGGGTTAAGTACGCGACTGGCGATGTACAGAAGCAAGGGTTCCAAATGTGTCTCAGGCAGATCTACCTCGACCATGTTGGCCGGGTACACCAAATCCAACAGTCCCAAGGCTTTGGGATTGGGTCGGTAGATCACCGTCAACGTGTCAATATAATCCAGTATATGTCGATACTCGGGCGTCTTACGTGGTAGAACCAATGTATTGAAGTTGGTAGTACGTAGCGAGTTCATACGGCTTGNGCTGTTCAGGGGAACGTCGTTGCCCATGTCATCCGTNACCGCCTCGATCTGCATCACCGTNTCTACGAAGGGATCGTCCAGATCTGNGATGTATTTCACGGGCTCCGTGGACTGTGTGTTGCTGNCTGCAAACTTACGATCNAGGACGTACTTGTGTAGGCCTGATTGTAAGGTAATGTCCAGTGAGTTTTGTTGGAACACGAAGCGTTTGTGTAATGCTCTCAGGGCCATATTGACATGGGTTACCAAGGCCTTTTTATTGGCCTCAGTCAGTTCCCCGTCCACACGCTCTGTCAGGGCAAGCTGTGCCAGCTCCCCTACTTCCAACTGTTCCAATATGGTTTCTAGTAACATATCCGTACTCCATTAAACAACGTATGAACTCATGGCACTGTCCCCTTCATTATCCTCATCCAGTTCCCAAATACCGGTTTGATCGTCTTGAACTAGATCCCCAACTTCGGTTGGGCGCCAAGGCACCAACGACGCCAACTGGCTGATCGTGTCGATGAAGTCATCTTTCTTGGATCGGAACCCTGAACGTGACGCTAGGCCTAACTCATTCATGCACTCACTCAGTGCAGGCCCTGACTTCATTTCAATAGGGAAGAACATCTTACGGGCCTTAAACAAAGGCACCACGAGGTTAAACCGAACCAGTTTATTGGTGACCGGCCGTAGGCCAGGGTCACCTTTGTTATTCTCAGAGGCCAAAGTGAAATATATATTACGGGTCATCATCTCGCCCATGATCCAGGGGATGAATCCGCCTTGCTGACCACTGACCTCAATACCTACCGACTGAGGCCGGTATTGTTGAGCCAGTCTGAACAGGTCATCAATGTTCTTATCCATCAACTGACGCTTACATATCCCATCCACCCACAACCAATCGCCGTTGTTATTAAAGGCCCACACAGAGATTACCGAGAAGTCGCTGGCTTCCTCTTTTGAGGTGGCAAAGTCTGTGGTGATGTAGAAGTTGAACCGGTGTTTATTACTTAGCACATTGTTGTGGTTGTACCAGATGATGTCGTTATCCTGGATCAGCCGATCCTCAGCACTCATGATCCGCAGCATCAGCTCTTGGTTGAAGGTCTCAACCTTGCCTGTCTTGATTGCCATATTGTATTGGGTCAACACGTAGTCATAATCGAACCGGTCAGGCCAGGAGCTCTTGAACTCCTCACGGGAACAAGGGAAATGCTCACAGACCGGGAACACGTTAACGTCCCAGGCCCCGGACTCGACCGCCTTATACAGAGGATCTTTGGCATTGAACGGGGTACCGGACCAGATGATCATATTCTTGGTCGGATGTAGTGCGTAGGTCACGGCTTTATAAACAGTATCCTCTACCGCCGCTATGACCACGACAGAGCGTGCGTCTTCATCCGAGATAAGATCATCCAGGACTGCCAACTGAGGCCGTGTGCCCTGCTCTTTGGTACCTCGTACTCCAGTCTTGGCGCCGTATCCCCTGACGATGAACACCTTGCCATCGTCGTTGCGGAACTCCCACCGGATGTCAGTGAACTTAACAACCGGCACATACTCCTTCAGGAAGTCCGAACTATCGTGTCGATACTCCAGGTTCTTCCGCATGTTCTTGACGCCGTTCTCAATCGAGTCCGACACATACAGAGCCAGGTTAATAACTCCGAACACCGGCAGCTCGCCGTAGGTGGCGATGTACAGAAAAAGATACTCACCCATGACTGTGGTCTTGGCGATGCCCCGGTGGCATAGGTTAATGATCCGGCGCCCACCCTTACTGATCGTATCCAGCATGTAGTAGTGGACCAGGGGCGTCTGGTTCTCCTCGCCCTGCTCACCGTTGACCAGTTTAATGAAGGTCACAAAATCCAAGGCAAAGTCACTAGGCATGTACCCATCGGGCACGGTGTAATCAATCTGATTGAGGTAGTCGTCTACCCCCATCTCTAACGAATCAATGACTTCCTGTACTGAATCAGTCATGGTAATAGATATCCTCTATCACATACTGTTTATGGTCTTCTGCGGTGTATGACTCGCCGTAGACTTCGTACTCGGCACAGATCATGTAAAGCCGGTTGATCTTCTTTGTCAGCCGCTTGACCTCATCCCTTGCAACTTTCAACCTACGTCCCGAATGGTAGTAGGCAAGGCGCTGATTAAAGAAGGTATAAAGTAGCCAATGAGAAACGCGGCGGCGGAATGAATCACAATAGATAAATTCAGAGTCTTTACGTACCGCAGTGAACAGGTATTTAATCATCTACACTTTCTCCACTGTCGTTATCCACGGTCACCCGGGAATGGGCGATCTCCTGGGCATTCATGAAACCTGACTTAATCGCCAGCTTC